AAGCTGCCCATCGGCGCTAGAGTTAATGTATATGGCTGCGTCACGGAACTCAATCTTGCCCGCAGCGGCTGTTCTGTTCCCGAGGGCTAAAGTTTCAGCTAATGTTTGGCTACCACCAGCGGCAGAATCAACGTAAGCTTTTGTAGCTACGTCCTGTGCAGCAGTTGGGTTGCCTGCTCCAGTAATCTTGGACGTTCCCATTGCAATGGCACCTGTCATTGCACCGCCAGCCTTTGGAAGCGCAGCATTTGCTGTCGTAGTGGTACTGCTAAGAACACCATCACGACTCGCAATATCTACACCATCAACTGTGCCTGATAAAGTAGCATTGCCAACAATATTAATACCTGCACTCGTAGTTGAGAATTTTAACGAGCCATCATGAAATAAATCTACATCTCCATCATCACTAAATTCAGCTAACGTTTCTCCTGAACCTAATATTTGTACAGAAGAACCTGCATCTGCTGTGCTTAATCTTAAATCTCCAGTAGAAGTATTAACATAAGCATTTGTACCATCATGATATAAAATTAAATCACTACCAGAACCTGAATCACTTCCAAGTCCTAACAATACATTATCATTTAAAGATACATTACCTGTAACTGTACCACCACTTTTTGGAAGGGCATTTGTAGCCAAAATTCCATCAGCATTTACATCTCTGCCATCTATAGTAGAGTTAGTAGTTAATGCACCAGTTAGTGCGCCACCAGCCTTTGGCAGTGCGGCGTTTGCTGTAGTGGTTGTTGAGCTTAAAATGCCATCACGGGCCGCAACGTCAACACCATCAAAAGTGCTATTAGTGGTAATAGCTCCAGTAAAAGCCGCGCCAGATAGTTCTGCTTTGTCTGAATTTAAATTATTGAAGTTCCCATCAACTTCACCATTGGTTAAAGGAGCACCCTTCCCTGAACGGGTAACAATCGTGGCCATTTATGTATCTCCAAAAAATAGATATAAAAAAGCCGTCAACTGAGACGGCTAGAGAAGGGTTTTTTAACTTACGATGCAGTAAGAGTAATTGTCCATGTGACAGACATAGTATCGTCAGCCCCTTTATTGACCACAGCAAATACAGTTCGGCAAAGCATAGTTCCGCTGCTAGAGGCATTAAATACACCAGCCTCTGTAACCGCCCCAGTTCCCTCACCAGCCTCAAATGAACTAACGTATACAATCGTATTAGCGGATGCTGTACTACTGTCTAACGCCTCCCTTGAGCCTAGAATCGATACAAGATCAGTCTGTCCAGCAGCGGCTGCTGTTGTTGATGATCCGAGGGCCATGTGACTCATTACGCCAGCAGAAGTTCCTGCCATTCTTGAGCAGATAAAGGTTAATCCAGCGGTAACAACAAGGTTGTTTATTTCACGGCTTTCTTTGACGTTCCCATTTTTATCTTTAAGTACAATAGCAACATCACCGCGCAGTGTTAAATTATCATTAATCATTTATGTATCTCCAAAAAAAACCGCCATAATTGGCGGCTATGTGAACAGGTTAAGTTTTAGAACGTCCTAATATCTCCTACATAATCCTCTGCAAAATAGTCAAAGGCACAATATCCCTGACTTCTTATTGTTCCTGAATCGCTAAATGCGGAACTATCACCAAGGATTTTTGTTTTGAGCATAACAAGTGATTCGGACACTGTTGCTAAATTAGACCGCACTTTAACAAAGGTCATATCTTGATCGTCTTCAGCAGTTGCTTCGCCGTCCACATCGTCGGTCACACCAGTTGATTCACTGATGAACTTGCCAAAATCTCTGTATTCAGAATCTGTAAATGCTGAAGAATCATTATTGATACTATTAAAGCTTAAAGTTTGTGCGTCATCGGCAGTCGATAGGTTTGTAAGTACTTTACCGGGCAACAATTGCGCTAAATCTGCTGCTATATAGCCATCACCGAATCCAGTACCAAATGCTTTAGCCGCATTATCAGCAGCCGCTGCATTATCAGTCAATGACTTTGCCGAACTCACAACAGGCTCATCAGAAAATACTGGGTTATCAGCTAATAACTTTGTGGGACTTAACGCAACCTGGTCAGATAATGCTGGATTGTCATTTAATGGCTTTGTGGAACTCATAACAGCCTGATCAGAAAATGCTGGCGCTTCTAAGTTAGCTTTTATAAAGTCCACGGTCTGCTCGTCTGTCATAGCCTGACTATCTAACAGCGCTTTACCTGGGTCTAGCGAATGGCTCTCTGTAGCGCCAAAGCCGTCTGAAAGTAATTTACCCACTGCCTTTGTTTCTGTGTCAGTTAGCGCTTGCGTGTCAAATAGGCGCTTATGCAGATTCTTGATTACTACGTCAATAAATGCAGATGCATCGGTAAAAAGCTTAACTAAAGCAAAGTCACCAAACTTAATATCAGCGATTGCTTTTTTAAAGTCTATCTTTGCAGCGGCTTTTTTAAATGCAATCTTTGCAGCGGCTTTTTTAAATGCAATCTTGGCCCTGATCATTAAAAGTCATCTCTTAGATAGAATTCTAATATTTCGTATATGGTTTCGATTGTTCCGTTTTGAAATGTTATCTCGATCTCGCCTTCGTAATACCCTTCAGCTAAGTGAAGCTGCGTTCCTGAGAAAGCGAATATGGCCGCCCCTTCTGCAAAGTTTGTTCCTTGATCAAGAGCTGACAGTGTAAATAAGATAGCTGTCGTATCTTTCTTTCTAAACTTTAGTACGCAGGCTCCACCCGCAAAGTCAATGACATCGCCATCATCCTCTCTTGTCAATGATGCTTTAATTTTCGGTGCTGTATCTTTTTTAACAAGAGTGTATAGATCGCTCATTTAATTCTCCGGCTGCGTAGGCCAAGTAATGTCATCAATTGATGTAGCGTCAGAATAGGTTTCTGGTATGTCTCTTAGTGCCTGTCTGTATGTTGTCCACTCAGCTTTCTTTGTATCGCTTAACGGACTATCTGGGAATTGCGTCCAGTCGCTAATAGACAGTAATTTAACTCTTTCTATTCTAATCGCCCTTAAAAGCCATATTGCATTTAATACCCAAATACCATTTTGCCAATCATGCCATTCTGAAGGGCGCATCTCTTTGCTTTGCCATCCGTCATCCCAATACTTCTCAAAAATGTAATCATTATCTGAAGAATCTGCTGGTATATGCCTAGCCGTATAGTCGCCGTATTCTTGGCCGTCAACGTACTGCTCATCAACAGCGGGTGAAATTGTGTAACCAACCTCACCATTACCTTTCACCATTGCTACTTTTATCATACTAGCGTACCTGTAACTAAAGTTCTGGTTGAAGACCCGCCTTTTGTTGGCCCAACATAAACGCTACCTGTTGAGTAATAAGATTGCGCCCGCATTGTTATTGTTTTGCTTGTGTAATTAAATAAATTCTCTGAGTGATACCAATTAATAGTATAGCCTTCTTCGCCCATGTTTCCCTCAAAAGGGTAAGGCCCGTCAAAATACCTTTCTACAAAATTGGTTCCTGTATATAAAGCATACATTCCGGTCATTGAAGTATGCGTTAAAGGGCCAATTGAGTTTGTCCTGCCAAGCACACCCATTGATGCTTGATTTGCTCTTAAATTAACTCTGTTAGAGCTAAAGCCAACATCTCCAGAAGGGTTGTAAACATTTAACCCAAAACCTGTATTAGCGGCAGTAGAAGAGTTTGATATAAATACAGCGTATTCTATTGTTTCAGTAGTAGGAAACAAAGAAGACCAAAACCAAATTTTCCACTGGTTACTGTCTTTATATTTCCAAACTCCACATGATTTAGTTCCTGACTCTGTAGTAGGTTTGATAAAAACAAAAATATCGTTGTTATTGTAAGCAGTATCTATAGATATAATCTGCTGCCTACTTCCACCTTGAGAAACCATATTGTAATAGCTGCTTACAGTAGCTGTTCCAGAAGCAACCCTTAATAACTGCGGCAAAGTTCCATCAATAACGCTAAATCCTGATGCATTTTCTGACGTTAATCCGTATGCCATTTTATATCCTAAAAATCTGTATTCGGTAGGCAAAATCACCAGTATATGAATGCTGTATAGTCAAAGTAAGGTAATTAGTTGCGCCAAACACAACCTTTACATCATCCGAGCTACTATATGATCCAGACAAAGGAACATCATTACTTACACCCCAAGTACCATTATTCTGTATGCCAGCCACATAAACGCTTATTGGGGAAGATGATTGAGTGATTGTTCCAGAAACCACACTGTGATACCTAATCATTCTATCTGAAGTATCAAGCCTTACATCCCCGCTGGCATTAAGTACTTTTAAACCGTAGGCCATTACGCTAGATTTCCTAACTTAACTCGCAGCGTTGATCCGTCATATATTTCAATAGTGTCATTGGTAATCTTCATCCTAGAACCGCTAGCCGCTGACTGCACATTAAAATTGCTCTGACTAGTACCTGAGATATTTACTTGCGCCACATCAATTGTGCCAGTCTTTAATAACCCACCATTAATCGTAGTAATTACACTGCTAGAAGCATTACCTAACTCACTATTTAAGTTAGTAAAAGTTACTAAGCCATCAAATTGAACGCTATTAAATGGGGAGTTAAATGTTCTTGTTTGAGTGCCACCAAATGTTGCTTCAACGACATGCCAGTAAGTAGCCCAGTATTTTGCATCGCCACCTGTGTTTGTTGGTGGAGTAGTAGACCAATTAGCAGTTAAGCCTCCAAATGCTCCAGTTACAAAATTGAAAGACGTTGCACTTGGGGCAGAAGGTGCGCTTGCTTGCGACACAGAATAATAAAGATAGCCATCTGCGTTTCGTGGGCCAGCGGCTCCATTAGTACCATTAGTACCATTAGTGCCATTAGTGCCATTAATAGCTGCCGCATTAGTTGTTGCGCTTACTTCGCTAGTGAATGCTGACTTGTTACCACTGTAATCTACTGCCTTAAACTTATAATAATACGCCGTGGCATCAGCCAGACCACCATTAAGAAACTCTGTTGCTACGCCCCAGCCGCCACCAACAGTTGCCACCTCAGAGAAAGTGCCGCCTGAAGACGTAGCACGATAAACTTCTGTGTTGGAGAAATCTTTATCAGCCGGGTTAGTCCACCGTAGACTAATTGACTTGTAACCCGCAACCGCAGACAAAGATGTAGGTAGCCCAGGGGCCGTTGTATCTCCAGCAGACCCTTGGTTAGCTGATACAAACGCGCTCCTAACACCTAATGCGTTTATTGACCTGACTTTGGTGTAGTAGGTTGCGCCCGGTACAACAGGCGATATGACGTATGTTAAGTTGTCAGTAATGATTGATATAAAGGTTGAGTTATCAGTGCTGTATTGCACATCATATTGCGTGACAAATGAATCGGTGCTTGCTACCCACGATATATTCACCTGGGGAATAATTGTGCCATCCAATGCAACACTTGTTGTTGCCGAGGTAGTAATCGCTCCCGGCGTTGCTACGGCAAACGGGTTGGGTAAATTCGTATCAGGATAGGTTGTCTCTACAGCAGATGTATCGTATGTATAGATAGTCGAGTCATATTCAAGCAATGCTAAACTACAGGTTCCATCATAGTTTAATGTAATCTCCTCGACCTGAAAGGGCTTATCACCCCACGCTGGAGTCGGGTGATTAACCGTAACAACATCACCTACGGATAACTGCAAAGCCTCGCTTGTAGCCTGTATTGTGCATCGAATAGCATTCCTAGACCGCCTCAAAATCACTCTTGCTATATCTCTAGCAACATAATAATTACTGCATGTTGGTAGCTCTATATCGCTAACCAGTAGCGTCCCCCCATCTTCGGCAAGAAAGGTGGATTCTTCTGTGGAACCAGCATCAGGCCATGTTGCAGAATCAGGCTGATAATCAATTGCGGAATTAGCAAACTT